CTTTAAACACTTTTTCCGCATTACGTCTGGAAGCTACTTTAATATCATCGCTAGATTCAAGTTTCATAAGAAATGCTTGCCCAGTCTGCTTCTGACGAGTCGCCCCAAGTAAATTATAATATCGCTTATTATCGCGTTTATCTTTTGAAGCATAAAATACATCGTGGAGTTTACCATTCGTATCCCGCATCTCGATTCTTTGCATCGTTTCACCGGTTTTAATAACACCATCAATACGAGCCCGTCGTGCTTTTACACCAACATATACAGCACAAGCACCGACAGTAAGAGCTGCGGATGTAGCCAATATCTTTTCTGTACGAATACGTTTGTTAGCCGCGGCTTCTGCTTCTTTCTGACTGAGACCACGTTTACGATAAGCTTCTTCGAGCTTAGTCCGGTGCTTAGACTTCTTAGGTTGACCAGAATCGTCATAGCGCTTTTTACCGGCTGACGTAAGTGATCCGTCTTTCTTTTGGAAACGACGAATGCCCCACTTCATACCTTTGATGCCGTGATGGTAAAGTTCGCCATTGGAGATTAAAATATAATTACTCACGATATCTCCTTCTCATATTATTCAAAAGCTTCTTTATTTAATTTCCACGCTACAAACGCATCGAGCATCGAGGCCACTGGGTCGATTTTTGCTTCATAACGTTTTTTCATTAATTTGCGGTTACCATTGGTATCCTCGATAGTAATGGCGTTACCCATCGCAAAAGACATGAGTTGTTCATCGAACAATAGAGATCTTTCCTCTGCCAACTTCTTTAACTCACCGAGAGGAACGGACTCAGTCTTAGCGCCCTGTATAACTTTCTCGATACCATAGGGACCATTTTCCCGTTCCCAACGCTCGACAAATTCTCTTGCGTTGTACGGGTCGTAGCCGAAACAACGAACATCGTATTCGGATTTCATGATATGTCCATCTAAATCATCATAGACTTGCATCATGTCAAGAACGGTGCCGGGCATGACAATTAGACTACCTTCTTTTATGAACTCATCATACTTTTGACGCATGGCTCCAGGTAATCGCATTAATGTATACTCGGTTATATAGTTCCGGGTCTTAATTCCGAATTCCCCTCTAGGAAGAGGAAACAAGAAAACGAACGAACAAAAGTCATCGCCCTGCGAAAGGTCACCACCCATAGCACATGGTAAACGCCAATAGTCTCGTTTGATATCCTGAGGTAGGGTTTCTTCATAAGTAAAGAAGTAAGTATAACCCTCCATAGGAAGACCAAATCGTTTTGCTAGAATATCATTTCTAGCCGCAGGCGTTTTCTCAGCTCGCTCAACATCCAACTGATAAGTTTCGTAGGTTACAGTCTTTCCGAGATTAGGTTGAGCTTTAACCCACATATCAGGATTAGCAACCTCATCAATAGAATCGAGCTTGTACCACCAAATGGAAACATGAGGATTATAGTAATCCCCCTTCAGGATTTCAGTTAACTCCATTTTGATTGTATCCCCGCTACCATTACGGACAGTACCTTCCGAACTAATCGCGACAATCAAATAATCATTGTTCTCGGCAGAACCCTGCTCTTTCGCAGCGCCTTGCTCGATAGCACCAATCGGATTTTCTCTAACATCGCCAGAAAGCCATTCGTCGACAGTGGCAACTTTAACTTTTAAACCCTGAAGTTTATCGATGCTCATTGGACGGATCTCCAGTAAAGATCCTGTCAAGAAATTCTGAATACCTTGTTTTGTGGATGCGAGTTTTACTCGATTTGCTTTCGAGCCTGTGGTGTTCTGTAGAGAACCTTCAGTGAGGAATTGAAATAGGGGACCTCTGGATCTGGTTATGGAAGTTCGAATGGGAGATAGAACTTCATCTGCCTGTTTCATTGTTGGTGCGGTGGTTATCTGATGTGTCGTTGTAGTATCAACATTCAAGAAGAAACTTTGAAGACATGATGCGTACATTGACTTGGCCGCACCACGTGCTACGATCAAATATTGTTTATTGACCAGTCGCTTTTTAATACGCTTATTAACATAGTGACCGCCGTGACCATCTTTGCCGGGGACATATACACTTCTATCAACGAAGTAATACCAACCGAAAATCTGTTCAGCCCATAATTTAAACGAGTCTAACAGAAATAAATCTTCTCCATTCGTCAGAGTAAGCTCATTCTCGCAGTAAGCTATAAATCCATCAATGGCTTCATCGTCATACCATATGCCCGGATTAGCAATGAGGTTGTCGATTCGATTCATCTCCATTGAAACTTCTCGACATACGGGTATTTCGCCTCGCGTTACGGCATCGCGAAACATGCCGTAGTATTTAGGGACTGCAGTGTTCGACAATGCCATTTTGAAGTTTCAACTCCTTTGAAAAATACTTATAGTATGTCAGTTACCATAACGTTCTAACGCTATAGAAGTCCCGCCTACTATTGCCAATGTACCAATGGTGGCAAGAGCCATCTCTGCTGTGGTTCTGGCCTTAGCTTTCTTCTCCGAACTCCCTAAATTTTGCAACTGGCCGATTCTACGAGCGCCTTGCGTTCCGAAAAGAAATATGGTTGCCTGCTGCTTACCATAATCAGTTTTAGCTTTCTGATACTCTGCGCTTTTTTTATAGGCCTTATCTTTACGAGCTTTCTCTTTGGCGATACGAAACTTATTCGTCGTTTCTGTAATATCATAGTCCGCCTTGTTTAAAGCCTTCGCCCTCTTTAAATTTTTAGCATCTGACTTGCGCTCTTTTTTATAAGCTTTTTTACCAAATCTGTATTCAGAATCACCAAGCGCTTCCTCGTACCTAGATTTGTTCCTATCTCTAAGCGCATTAATTTTACGAATCCGATCATCCGCTATATCCGCTCTTTTCAGAGCTCTTCTCTGTCCCCACTTCATACCTTTAACGCCGTAATGATAGAGTTCGCTATGGTCGCAATGATAAAGCTGACCATCAGCTGTAAGAATATAATTACTCATTTTGTTTTACCTCTTATTCCTTGTAGTGTAGATTAATTGTTTAAATAGTCTTCGGTCTTCTTGTCGACGTATGAATTACACTCCGAAACCGTCTTATGACCAAGCTTCGCTACCAACCCAACTGTTTCCGCAGGAATTTCCTTGAGAATTCTCTCGGCGTTGTACTTGACATAAAGTTTGTTCACTACTTTAGGATTTGTTTCTGTTACAGACTGAAGCCTCACGGAATCGACATCAAAAATGATCATGGGGCGCTTTGCATGATAGCTTGAGTATTCTTTATCGTTGTAGTCAAGTAATGCATTATAACCTTTCTTCTTCAACTCACCGTAGAACCTATTCTGAGCAGCTATCTCCTGTGTATTATGATTAACAAGTGATAGATTCAGAGCTTTATATACGGCAACTTTTTCGGAAGACGATAGTTTACTAGGATCTTTTTTCAATGCGTTTTGAGCTTGATTAAACAATATCTGTTGAGTGGGTCTACGCATCTTTTCTTTAGAGTCTTGAATCGAAGCTATGACATTCTTTTTAAATTCATCTTCTTTTAACAAATTTGCAGTAATATCACTAGCATTCTCATCCGATGGAATTCTAAGTTTGTTAGTAGCCTGTAACTTCAGTTGATAAACTTTAATATTATCGGCCTTGGTTCGGAGTTCTTTTGCTGCCGCAGCATCTACATCGCTGCCTGAGACATTCGCCTTGACCTCAGCTTGCTTAGCATCAGATTTAGCGCGACTAACAAGGTTTTTACCAAACAAACCCATGTATTTATCAGAATCTTGTTTCTTATAAGTTGCATAGAATGCAAATTTCTCAAAGTTTCCATTTGTTTGGATTCTTGCTAGAGTTGTGCCATTCTCGAGATAGCCGTCGACATACTGCTTACCCGTGATTTGAGTCCTGGCTGTATTAACAAGCTCTTTTGTTTTCAAGCTCATTAAATGTGAAAGCGACTTCACTCCGCTTTTGTTGGTATTATAATACCGCTTCTTACCAGATGGAGTTAATGTGCCATCTGCATACTGGTATCTTCTAACGCCCCATTTCTGGCCTTTAATACCGTAATGTAGTAGAGTATCGGGGTACATAGAATCAC